CTGGACTTATCAAATGGCAGAGTAGAACCACCTTTAACGGTTACGCTCATACCTTTCTCTATCAGGTCACGATGGAGGGTAATAAAGTCAAAATCACCATCATTGCTGTTTATGCTAATAAAGTGCTTCTCGGTATAGTGAACGACCATCATCTGGACCACAAAGTTGAAGAGCCGGTAGTACATAGCGTCCAGGGCTCGGACGATTAAGTCTTGACGACCACTAGCCTGATTCTTCATCATAAGGTTCTCACCTAATGTTTCAGCTTTAGAAGAATCATCACCTCGCATTTGAGGAGGAGTACCCATAATAGAATGAACCGTGTTTCGCAGGTCCATCTTGTCTTCTACTACATAGCTTGGAAGCTCTCGGCCTTGGATATTATCGATGAGGTCACCAATGGGCTCCCCTTTGGTGTCTATAACCAATTTCTGGTTGGGGTCACCAGTGAGGTTCTCGGCGTCGTCCATGCTCATAGCATCACTAGATATGACGAGCATCCCGTTAGCGGCATCGGCATTTTCCATGATCTGCCTACCCCGTTTGTTGAGTACTTCTTGAATCCACGAAGCTTGCTCAACGGGGGTAGTCTGGTCGATCCAGTGCATTCCGTCGTTGATATAATTGAGGGGAATTATCGGCTTGGTATGCGCATCTAGGAAGTTCTTTTTGACATTGGCATACATCCAGTTAGGGTCTTTGTACTTCTCTAGGACCAGGTTCTGGAAATAGGACACACAACCCTCTTGGGCTCCATCCTCGGTATAATGAGTCACCCAGACTTGCCGCCAGTCAATCTCTTGGCTCATGCGTTCCTGTTGATGGCTTTTACCAATTTCCTTGATAATGTCGTCTTTTTTATCGGGGAATAGGTTACATAGCTCCTCAACGGAGTTCTTCTTATAAATGCAAATAAAGGCTGGGTTCTCACCTCGTTCGGCGTTCTTATCTATAACTACATGGTCTGGATTGAGGGATTTAACCCTAATCTCACCATTCTTACCGTAGTCCGGGTCATACCAGACTTGCAGGAAGCCTACCCTCTTCAGGAGGAGGTTACGGATAGCACTCTCGGCTTCGCGGGATAGTTCCTGTTTTTGAGCCCATCCACGCAGACCCTTTTCTAGGTCGGAAGCTAGGACTTTACTTTGGGTAGTATCTTGGGCTGGATATACTTCTGGGCCTACAGGCTCGCTGGTCAGGTAACTAACAATAGTCTCGGTGGCTACGAATATTTCATTCTCAACATAAGGGATTTGGAACCTGTATAGCTGGCCCTCATCGACCATCTGTCCGAGATATAACTTGACGTTTTTAGCTCTATCGGCTTGGAGGTTAAACCCCTTGGCTTGATTCCAGTAGTCCCTAGAATCACGAATACGATTCTCTAGGTCGGCTACAATCTGGTAATCTGGGATATCGAGATTTAGCGCTGGTACGGAGTCAATTTGACCATTACCATCCTGGAGTTGGTCCACCTTTGTGTCCAGATAGGGTTTGGTTATATTCTCCCAGTTTGCGCTCAAGATAGGCTCCTTAATACAAAAAAGGCCCCGGAGGGACCTTCAATAGTCTTTGTTGAGCCTATTCTACCATTATAAAACCGTACCAAACCATGCCTAGACATGCCGGACCCAACCTAACCGTACCGAGGACCCAAGTATTATAGCATAGTATTAGCGCTATATACCTATGCGGGACGGTGAGGCCAGAGGGTGGTACTACCAGAGAAGAAGTACCAGATACCACTTACCACTCCAATTACAGTGGCATAGTTCTTAAGGAAATTGCCTACAGTTATAGCCACCTGCACAGTCAGGGCATCTAGGAGTGCTGCTAGTAAGAGACACGCGAGGGTCACTACTACGGCTACGACTACTGCTAAAACCAACCTAGCTATCATGGTCATATTGTACATCAGTATCGGAGGGTAGTGGGAAGCAGAAGATGAATCACTATGGCCCAGGGCTACTAGTTACGGCTGATCGCCCATCGTCCCACCACTCTGGCTGTATCTGCTCCTAGGAACAGGGAAGACCCACATAAAATCAAACGGCGGTATTTTAAGAATTAACTTGTAAAGAAATGAGCTTGTGAGCTTGTTCGGCCGGGGGTGGAGCTAGCTAGTCTCGGCCCAAGCAATTCTTGTTACTAGAAGTTACCAGAATAGCAATTAACCATACAAGATGGTCGGCTTACGCCTTTATTTGCATAGTGCTCTACCAACTGAGCTATATGGGAATACCCATAGCGGGAATCGAACCCGTGACATCTATTTTGTTGCAATATTCAGTTCCAACAACTGGTGGTTAGTTAGGGAGATAACCTCTCCTGACGGAATGTTACTGGCCAGCAACTCATACTCTAGGGGTATGCCAGCCCTTCCGTTTGCCCTTTTATGTGAGCCATCCCTGCTACTAGGATCAGAGGGGAACTATTTGTCAAAGTGCGGTGCGGTTACCAGCGAACGTAACGGCTCGGGTGTAAATCGGTAAGCTCCACTATCTCTTCGAGCTGATAATGCTCACGGGCTAGGACGTTCTTCGCGTCCTCCAGAGCTTTGTCTTTATTGGTCGCAATAACCGTTACATCAACTTGGTTAGTTTTGCTGGCATACTCGTCCTCTGCATCAGGCTTTTTACGATCAAATGCATTGAACTGAAATGCATAGATGGGCAGCACTAACTCGTCGTCTTCTTTGGTGTCCATTATTCGGTAATATCCTCTCCCTTTTGGGACGCCTTACGGCGCTTTTCGCTCTTGGACTCTGCCTCTGGAGCTGGCACCTCGCTGTACTCCACGGTAGCTACCCAGTTAGCCTTCTGGATTGCAGTGTCTAGCTTACGGAGCTCGGAGGCATAATGATCGTAGCTCCGGGTAATGTCAGCTAGGGTAATGCGAGGAGCTGTAATGGTAATTTCGTCTACGTTCTCATTAACTGAAACGCGCTTCACGGTTTGGTCGAATACACCACGCTCGCCCACGTTGTGCAAGGGCTGCAACTGTTCGACTTTGGCTTGTAATTGTTTGCGTAGTTGTAACGCTTCGGCAATGACCATAGAAACCTCCTTATATATATATGAATACTAATTGGTGTCAGAGGGGCTGGAGAATAAACTTGGGGGAATATCTTATGTCCCCTCTGACTATTAGAGATTATCATAGTATTAGCGATAATCAAGCGTTAGTGGTAACATTAGTTAGTCAGTGGCTTGGTACGGTATGTTTCCGTAGGGTTAGGTAAGGTTTGGTTAGGCATCGTAGGGTAGGGCTCCTCTAAAGATGAGGAGTCCTTTTTGTTGTTATACTTATAATTAATATGCCAGCAATTCGGCCAAATCCTGGACAACAGGAATTTGCCCTACGGCAGCCATATAGCATCTCAGAGATACTTTATGGTGGGGCCAGAGGTGGGGGAAAAACTTATGCTGGGCTCATATGGCTCACGGAGTACATAAACCACCCCAGGTTCCAGGGGCTGGTTATCAGGCGTAACGCCGACGACTTGGGGGATTGGATTGAACGTGCCCGTTGGATGTACAAGGGGCTAGGAGTTGAGATCGTCGGTAATCCGGTTATCCTTAGATTCCCCTCGGGAGCCATTATTAGAACCGGACATTTAAAAGATGATACAACCTTCACCAAGTACCAGGGAGCCGAGTATCAGAAGATTCTGATTGAAGAATTGACCCAGATCCCCTCACAGGACCGCTATATGAAGCTAATTAGCTCAAATAGAACCACGATCCCAGAATTGAAACCCCAAGTGTTTTCTACAACGAACCCAGGCGGAATTGGACACTTATGGGTAAAAGAGCGATTTGTGGACCCTTGTGTGCCAAATACGCCTTTTATGGGTGAAGATGGCCTAAAAAGGGTCTATATCCCGGCTACTATTGACGATAACCCGGTTTTGACGACGGCAGACCCTAGTTATGTCGCTAAATTGGAGGCTATGCGCTATACCGACGAAGCACTATGGAAAGCCTGGCGATATGGCGAGTGGGACATCTTCGTGGGCCAGGTATTCGGGGAATGGCGACCCAGGGAGCATGTAATCAAGGAATTACCGTTACCTATTGAAGATTGTAAGATATATGCCGCTATGGACTGGGGCTATAATGACCCCACCTCGATTCACTGGATAGCAGTAGCGCCCGAGAATGAACAAGGGGTCAGACACTTATATGTATATAGGGAGATGTACGACCATGGCAAAACTGCCGAATACTGGGCCGATCAGGTTGATGACGTGGCCGCCCATGAGAGCATGGTCTCGTTCATCATGCCTCACGACTGTTTCAGTCACCTCGGAGGATCAGCTACGATTGCTTCCCGTTTCTATGCCAAAAAGCGTCTATCCGTCCGGTCTGCTGAAGCCAAATCACATTCCGCTAAACTTAATCGACAGTCTCTCCTCCATGATCTACTACAGATATCACCGGACGGGACTCCCTACTTACAGGTACTATCAACTTGCAGATCCCTCATTCGATGCATACCTGCACTTCCGTATAGTGATACCAAGCCCGAAGAAATAGCCGAAGATGCTGACGATCATGCCTACGATTCCCTTACATACGGCTTATATGTCATAACAGGGGGCAAGTCCTGGGTGGTTAATCCTAAAGGGCCTCCGGGTAAGCGCGATGAAGCCTATTACGTGGACGAAGATGGTAAGTTAGTGGACTTCCATGTGAATATAGAGAAATTGATGAAAAAAGACATGAGACATCGTAATTGGAGATATAGCTGATGCCTAGAACGAGTCATATAACTATGTACCTATATTCCAACCTCATGCCGGTAACGGAGGACCCCACCGATCCCATTCCCAATGTGAGATGCGGGAAATGTAACAAGCTACTAGGGAGAGCTCATGGTCAGTTACTCGTATTGAGTAATAGTCATAGTCCTAGTATTGAGGAGATACCAGTGGGTGTACCATCATTTGAAGTAAAATGCCCCAACTGCAACTGCGTTCATCACATTATTTGGCAGTGAAAGAACTCCCCCGCTTCAACAACTCGTAGGCCCTCGTGAAGGTAGACCCACAGAACGGGCATAGCCAGTGGTCAATCGCGTCCCTATTAGTTTCCACTCCTATCTCGTGACGGAAGTGAGTGGCACCGAATAAATGTTGAGATTCTTCCGGTATGGGATCACCTACCCAGGACTTGTGGCAGGCAGGGCACTCATCTGGTTCGATCTTCATCATGATGTGGCGACAAGCCATCTTTCTATATAATTGTTGTACAGTATACCGCTAATAGTATATTAAATCAAGTCTGTGTCCAGCTTCCAGGTCCTCAGCGTTACACCGTATTCATTTATATCAACACCTACCAATGCGGTGTGCGTATAACAACCATCATTGTCTACCCATAATGGAGTGGTTTCGGTCATCATGAATTCCCCACCCTTCCAGCCCGTATACTCTTTACCAACTGCTTCTTTTAGTCGTTCCAGAAACTTCAGAGCCGTCACCACCCCCCTGTCCTCGTATGTCCCACCCGTAAAATTGATAGCTAGTTCGGCATATTCTCCACGCCAACTACTAAGTCCACTCGGCACAAGACCACCAAAGTCGAACGTCACACGTTTATCGTGGCGTTTACCATTGGAGTCATATGTTAGCTCCGACTGCTCAAGCCTCGTAATGGCCTGGCCAAGAGTCATTTGGGCTGGATACTTCATAATTCCTCTTCCTTGGTGTTCTTAGGGGTGGGCAACAATTCACAGTCTTTATGCGGTGAGCAATAGCAACACTTGGCTTGACCACCCTCGGCTTTTAGTCTCCTATCACACGCTGAATGAGTGCCTTCCTCGCCGTGTACAAATGGCTTCACATCACTCACGCTTCCTCCTTTCGGGATATAAGGCTTCGATTCATCAATTAGGGCTTCCTTGTGAAGTTTGACAATATCTTCTACGGTCACGTTCCAGTCTTCTAGCCGTAATTGCTCATCGGGACCGTATTCGTCGCTCTGCCGGTGGAGTAGATTGGTCAGGGATCGTTCAAACTCTGATGGGGTATCAGTCATGACCCAAACTCCTCTTTCAGCTCGTCTAACTCTTGACGAAGTTCAACTCGAAGGAGATTACGAGGCCCCTTTACATAGTCGTGACCATCTGCCTCAAACACCGTCAATTCCTCGGTTTGCATACTCGGCAGTTCCTCCACTCTCGCTATCGCATCCTCAAAGCCCGCTTTGTAGCCATCCTCATAATCAGTCATCGGATAATGATACTAGTAAGTATTAGGAGAATCAAGTAGGGTTTAGGCCCTAGCGCCACAATCCCTCAGTAACCTAAGGTGAGTCTTGAATTTGTGTATGGGTTTGCATCCGCTACATTCGTTTTCCACCAATGGTCCCCAATTGGCCCAGTGAGGGTGTTCGTCTTCCATGTTTCCATTTATATCCCACCATACATAGTCTGCTTCCGTAGGGTCTTCTAGCCAAGGTATCTTTCTATCGATAGGGTCTCCATTAAAGACAGCTTGTAAGTTAGAAGGGGTAGCCTCCATGGAACCATCAGCGTTAACGATAGCGTGTTTTATTTCTGGTGCCGATAGGGACTCCTCAACCCGCTCCTTCTTGGCACGTGAGGCCGCTTGTCTACAGGCAGTGCATGTATTCTGATCCCCGCGAAACTCTTTCTTGCAGACCTTACAAACCCTGTCTGTCACTGCCATGTCACTGGTCTCCTTTATGTCACTGATGTCACTGCTTTTAGTGTGTCACTTGTCACTGATTATGTCACTGATAATGTAAGTATTAGCGATATAAATGTCACTGATAATGGAGGGGGTGGATGGGAGGACCCGATCACGTAGGTCGTGGAGGGGTCGAGCTCATGACTATAGCGTGAAACGCTCGGTGTCTCACCTATAACCTATACTACATATGCTATTTATAGCTTAAGAGAGCCATTCATTAGGTCGTACAATGTGTATTGTGCGACATAGGTGTGCTATTTGTGGCGTACACATACTAGGGCTGATGGACTAATAATACGTACCATTTAGACTTATAAAGCATAGCTATTGATATACCATTGCTATAGCTACGCACCAATACAATAGGACACGTATACACTATGTCCTTATATATTGATTATTAGATTAATAGAATCAGAGGTTAAATAAGTGCAGCGCTCCCCTACTTACCCTCAATACTCTTTTGTTCGGTAATGCCTCTGGTATCCCTTACTACTTCGCCCTCAATAGCATCCTCCGGTAGCTTCTCCGGTCTATAAATAACCGTCTGCTCCCCCTTATTCGTAACCGTCTGTTCGGTCTGATCCCTATAACCAAACGCATTCTTTAGATAGAATATCGCCCCTGTTTGATTACTCGATTCCAATAATCTACGTACAGTATCGCCCTCAATTTTGGCATACGCATAACTTATAGCGTCACCATATAATTGCTTATACTCGCTGATTGTGTTATTGCTAATACCTAAATGTACTCTTAAACCGGCAATGCTGTATGGTTCTGGTACAAGCGCTGTAGTTTCTTCACCATCTTTACCAACGAAGGTTTTTAGCCTCGAATCACACTTATTGAAATAATCATCAATAGCTACCATAAGGTCATGCTCTGTTTCGTATGACCTGGGCTTACCTGAGCGTATTGGAACGTCTACAACATACATACCCCTATTATGCCACACATAATAAAAAGCCCCTGTTAGGGGGCTTCATATGGCTTTGTTTTATTGTTACTTACAGGTCAGGATAGTGCTTATAAAACTCTTGGTTAAACTCGTATTCCTCGCGTTCGGTCATGCGTTGTTGTGGCTCGCGGCCGCTACAAGCTATTACAACTACCATGATGATTATGAATAACAACATTACTTATCAGTCCTTACAGGCATTATGACCGCGACCAGTTTGTCGTTGTCCATGATCTTAATGGGGTCATACGTCTGCCATGTATGTAACCATGTAGCGTTTGGATACTTGCACTTGTAATAGTCGTAATAGTCGCCGTCAATCTTGGCATTATTAGATAACCATATGTAGATATGTTCGCCTAACGTGTATTTATTAGGTTCGGCTACACGTCGCGCAACTTTTACAGGGAAATACTCAACGTCAAACTTCAGGTCCGGCCAATTGCTAGGGTCACTACTTTGGTTATTGCGATAGCCTAGTTTGCTTACAAAGCTATAGTTTGGTAACGCAAGTTCTGCATGATAACCCCTATAGCTAACCATGGGCACTCCATCTATAAATGTTCTTATGAGATGGTCACGTTTACCGTTAAATTTGTCTATTGGATATGCCTTACGGCTTAAGTTATACATTTCGGTACGCCTTTACTTATGTTCTTGTGTAACCGTTGCTAACCAGGGTAAGCACATCACCCAACCCACACGTACGTAGTGGTTACTAGTTTAGGTCAGCAATAGGTACACAAGTTTTTAATTGTTACGGGGCTTAAGCAGTGGGTTCCACGGATAGCAAATGCTAAAACTTAAGTGGTGTCATGCCTTACTTAGGCCCCGTATTGTTGGTACGCCTTATGCGAATGTGCCGTATGCCTTAGTTGGCTGGCCTTGCACTCGTTGTACTGTGACCATACTATCATACCGTTAATACTCTGTCAACCCCTATTATTTATCATCCTTAGTCATAGCCTTATACTTCACTATTAACTGCCTGACACGCTCCCGTGATATACCCCCAAATAGAATCCCTATCTCTTGCAAGGTTAGGCCGTCCATGTAGTACATATCGTAAGCTAGCTTGGTTCGAGCCAACACTTTAGGACGATACTTACGAGCTAGGACTACTCCATTACATTTCCTATCACAGACCTTACGCGTGTGTTGGGAAGGAGCGTGATAGGCGGTGTTGAGCTTGCCACAGGCTGAGCATATGAAACTATACTTTTCACCATTAGCTTTCATGGCTTTATAGCCTCCGTG